TACATATCTGAACAACAAATAGATAGTGATTACATTGAAGAACCTGAAAGATTAGTAGGAGTTTACGAAGCTTACAAATATTCAGATCTCAATTGGTTGTGTAGTGATGGAGGAGTAGAATCTACTCATTCACAAACATTAGCAACATTTGTAACACAAGCTAAAGCAAATGGTTCAATGTGGGGTATACAGGATTATAGAATTCATGCAACAATAGCTAGAATGTTCTGTGCTTACTACAAGACTACTAACATTAGTACTTCTAATTCATCAATACCTTGTTCTGGCGGTACTAAACTGTATAATGCTGGTAAAACAGGTGGTACTATATCTTTAGGTAATAAGGATGGTAGACTAGCAACTTTAGAAGATTCTACACATTACTCAACTAGCTTCTTAGGACTTGAAGACTGCTATTACAGTAAGTGGGAGTTTGTACAAGGAATAAACATTTTAAAAGGTAAATACGTTGTATATGACGGAGGTTCATTCCCAGATAAGGATGTAGCAGAGCTTGAAGCAGCAGGTGCTACTAATATCAGAGTTGTAGGATATGAACCTAATCCAGCTGCAACAGAAGCATATAATGGATGGACTAAAGCCGTAGCTCAAGGTAAATATGGTGATGTAGTTCCTACAGCACATGGTGGATCTGAAACTACTTACTATTCCGATTATAGCTGGTTTAATCCAACAGGAAATAGAATCTTTCTACGGTCGGGTGCTTCGGATAATGGTTCTCGGTGCGGGGTCTTCGTGGCTCATGCTGATCTTGCGTCCTCGAGCTCATGGGCGACTTTCGGTGCAAGATTAGCCTTTTATGGTAAGATCGTTGTAGTTGATTCAGATACATTTAAGAAAATGCAGGCATAGTCCTGAGTAATATAGATAATTAAATATTAATAACAAGGGCGGGATCTAAAAGAATTACTATGAGATGACTTTATAGTAAGACTGCTGTCACATTATTTCATACTTGAAAAAACAGTCAGGTAATTCAGATAATGGTTCTCAGTGCAGAGTCTTCATAGCTAATGCTAATAATGCATCCTCGAATTCATAGACGAATATCAGTGAAATTTTGGAACTAACAGATACTTTCAGATAATTACAAAAATGTTTGTTGAACTTAGATCAGCCTTACCTCTAGGTAAAAGATAACAGGTGCTTTGAAGAGACCCTAGTAGTATTGTGCGAACGGGTCTTACCACCAAAATAGCTTATGAAAAGAATAGGCAATTTATTTAACAGGATAATATCATATGAAAATCTGGTCCGGGCTGAAAAGAAGGCTAGGCTAGGTAAAACTAAAAGATACGGCGTTAAGAAATTTGACAGGAATCCACATGAAAATCTGGTCCGGTTACAAAAGGCATTAATTGAAGATACTTATCGTACTTCGGAATACTGCGTATATACAATCATCGCCGATCGTGGTAACAAAGAAAGAGAAATATACAGGCTACCGTATTATCCAGACAGAATAGTCCATCATGCTATAATGAATGTTATAGAACCTTACCTTGTTAGTAGATTTACTGCAGATATCTTTAACTGTTTAAAAGGAAGAGGTATCCATTATGGAGTAAAGAGATTGAAAAGAGATTTAAAAGCTGATAAAGAAGGCACAAAATATTGTTTAAAATTAGATATTAAAAAGTTCTTTCCTTCTATAGATCAAGATGTGTTATACTCACAGTTTGAAAAGGTATTTAAGGATAAGAAACTATTAAGATTATTACATCATGTAGTTTATTTTACACCAAAAGGTTTACCAATTGGAAATTATATATCTCAATTTGCAGCAAATTTGAATTTGGCTTGGTTCGATAGGTGGATTAAACAAGTATTAAAAATAAAATATTATTACAGATATTGTGATGATATTATTATATTACACCCAGATAAAGATTACTTAAGATATTGCTTACAAGAGATTGAAAAATATCTAGCTGATAACTTGAAATTAAAAGTAAAACGTAATTGGCAGATATTTCCTGTAGAAGCAAGAGGTATAGATTTTATTGGTTATGTATTTTACCACGGTCATACTTTACTCAGGAAAGATATCAAAAAGAAGTTTATTCATAAATTAAGTTATAAAAGTAATAATAAGAGGCTAGCATCACTAGCAGCTTATTGGGGATGGTGTAAATATGGAAACTGTCATAATTTATGGTATCGCTTTACGAGATCTTATAATTTTAAAGATTATAGACAAAAATTATTAAGTAGTTATGGAATTAAAGAAAGTACAAGGTGATCATATACCTGAAGTAATAGAATACCTAGGAATGAATGAATGGGCAGTTAGATGGGATATTGAAGAAATTAATTCTGAAGATATACATGGTTATGCTTACTATGAATTAAAATTCAATGAAGAACCAACTTATGATTCATTCGTAAGTAAAATCATTAGAACAAAGTATAGTGCAGATGAGGAAGCAGCATTAAAATCTAATATGGTTGAACAATTCATGAATGGAGAAATAATGCGTAGTCGTTTTGAAGAATGGCAAGCATTTCAAAATTGTAGAGACAATGCCAAATCTGTTGGTAGACAAATATTTAATATCTAATTATGGTAATTAAAGTAAAAAATAATGGGGAATGGGTTAAGATACCATACCTGAGCTCGGATAACAATCCAATAATTCCAGAAGCTCCATTAGACGGTAAACAATATGCTAGACAAAGTGGTGAGTGGACAGTAGTCAACATACCAGAAGTAGATTTTACTGAAATAAATCAAAAGATATCTCAAAACACTGCTGCTATTGCTTCTAATACTACAGCTATCCAAAGTAAAGTAGATAAGGTAGATGGATTTGGACTTAGTTCTAATGACTACACCTCTCAGGAGAAAACTAAGTTAGCAGGTTTAAACAATTACACGTTGCCTACAGCTTCAGATACAGTTAAAGGTGGTATTAAAGTTGGTACAGGTTTAACCATGAATGGGGAAGTACTTAGTGCAACTGGTGGTGGTATGGCAGATTCAGTTGAATGGGATAATGTATTAAGTAAACCAAAATTTGCTACAGTTGCTACAAGTGGTGCATATAATGACTTAACTGGTAGACCAAGTTTAGCTACAGTTGCCACTTCTGGTAGTTATGTAGACCTTAGTAATAAACCAACTATACCTACTGTGGATGTAACAAAGTCTTATGTAGATACACAATTAGCTACTAAAGCTAATGCAAGTAATGTGTATACAAAAGCTGAAGTAGATAGTAAAGTTAGTAGTGTTTATAGAGTAAAAGGATCTGTTGCTAGTTATGCCAATCTACCTACTGTGGATGTAACAATAGGTGATGTTTACAATGTTAGTGATACTGGTGCAAACTATGTAGCTACATCTACTACACCAACATGGGATAAGCTTAGTGAAACTGTAGATTTATCTGGATATGCGACTACTGCTGCAATGAACTCAGCATTGGGTAATAAAGTTGATAAAGTATCAGGAAAAGCTCTTAGTACAAATGATTATACTACAACTGAAAAAAATAAATTAGCTGGTATTGCAGCTAATGCGAATAATTACAGTTTACCTACAGCTACTTCATCTGTATTGGGAGGTGTTAAAACAAGTACTGGTATTACTAACTCATCTGGTACGATTAGTGTAACATACGGCACTGCAGCTGGTACGGCTTGTCAAGGAAATGATTCGAGACTAAGTAATTCTCGTCCAGCATCAGATGTTAGTGCTTGGGCTAAGGCTAGTACAAAACCAACTTATACTTGGACTGAAATTACAAGTAAACCTAGTTGGATTGGATCATCTAAACCTACCTATACTGCATCTGAAGTTGGAGCATTAGCAAGTGGAGGTACTGCAGTAAATGCATCAAAAGTTGCTAATTCGTTTATATTTAAAGTAGCAGGAGGAAGTACAGAAGGTACAAATTTGTATACCTTTAATGGATCTGCAGCTAAAACAATTAATGTAGTAGCTGGTAGTAATATAACCCTTACTCCTACTTCAGGACAATTAAGTATATCTGCTAAAGATACTACGTATAGTGTTGCAACTACATCTGCTAATGGTTTAATGAGTTCTGCAAT